GCTATAGGTTGTTGATGGAAGTAGTTTGTTAATGGTAGGCTCACAACCTATCAGGGGCTGCTACTTATAGCATTTGTGTAATTCGTAGTTGCCGTGATTAGAGAACTCTTCAACCAGGCAGTGTTTGTGATCCTCGAGTTGTCGTTCCTCGAGTTGTTGGCATGATATCAATAGCATACAGAAAAGTAGATATATCATAGTTTATTGTACCATGTCACACCGCGTCTGGGGTATAATTCTACATGGCCAAACATTTCAGATTACCCAGGAAGATTACAGTTAAAGGCGTCGAGTATAAGATCCGGCAGAAGAAGGGGTTGAAGTACAAGGGCAAGGAAGTTTGTGGCCTACACGATCACATACATAAGACCATCTGGATCAACTCGAGCATAAAGAAGCCTACAGACAGAAGAATCACGATGATTCATGAGCTCTTCCATGCCTACCTACATGTGTGCGGAATCGGCGAGGGGTTGGATGAGCAACTCGAGGAAGTTATTGTTGACCTCTTGGCATCTGCTGTCGATAAGCATTTCGGACTCGAGTGGAAGATTTAACTTGAATCAATAACCATAGATCAGTAGCATAGAATAGTGGCGCGTTTCTTATCTCGCACTCTCTCAACGCGTTCACCTCCATGCCTCTGGTCTTGACGGGCCAGGGGTTCTGGTGGAGGAAATATGATAATCGAAGTAATCCTATATAACCCATATCTAGACGAGATCTACAGCATGATCGGCGACATAGAGTTTCTGACTGAGTATCGATTCTCGGCAACAAGTGTTCTAATTGGGCAAGTCTAACCTAATACTAAAAATCGGTCCCATAAGTCAGACCTAATACTACATAATCTACGAAGCTTGGCCATGTAGCAGACATCAGGCGATTATCGAAACTTTTACAATTCTTAGCTTGACTCAAGCACTTACGGAGTTATTATGGATATAGTCTAGTGGGCAGTAGTCTAGCCTTAGTCTTAGTGGTTCTTGACTCCCAATCTACAGATACGCATACTAATAGTAGTCGGATATTATGGTTCTTGACTGTTATATGTTAAACTTTAGTCTTAAGGAGTAGTCCATGTCAGAAGCAAAAGTAGAAATAGCTGCGCTAACTATAGATCAGCAACTAAAAGCACTTAAATCTAAGAAGGCTAACATAGGGAAATTGTTCGATATTGAGATTTCTAAGATGGAAATAGAACAAAACGCTGTTAAGTCTGTACAAGATGAAATATCATCAGAAGAGAAGGCAAATAAGATTAGAGAGGATCTTGTTAAAGGCGTACTCGCAGACAAGTCGGGTAGTTTTCCTGGCCAAACCGTGGATCAATTAATACCGGTAGAACCAGAAGCTCAAGGACTTGCGTTGCTAAACGTGGGGAAATAAGTGGAAGAGAGTGCGAAGTATATAGTATTCGAAACAGAAATGCTGACTAATCCTGCAGATGGCATTGTTACAATTACAACTTATTATAGCGATGGCTCTAAAGAGTTTAGAAGCGTTCCAAAACACGTCCCTGTAAGATTTATGGTTCCGATACTGGAGCTGTTCTAATGGAAAATAGTGCAATTACAGTCTATTCAGACAAAATCAAGGAATGCATTGAGGCCATACCGGATCATATCAGATCTATGGATGAGGAAGAGTTACGGAAGGAAATTGACCCGAATATCAAGCTTTATCAGGTCAAAAGGTCATTCTGGGAAGAAATAACTCGCGTTCAGGGCTCAGGAAAACGAATGATAGTCGCCAAGGTGTATAACAACATCATGGGGAAAGAGTATTTCTATGACATGATTAAAGATGCACACAAAATGGCGTGGATCATAAATCCGTTAACTTCATATGAAGATAAAACTCAGGCGGCACTAGACAAGGTTACGGAAAGATATGACGAACTCATCAATATGCCCATTACTTCGCACAAGAAGATTAAAGACAAAGAAGGAAACGACGAATGGATTGAAGAAGTCGATCCTAAGAAAGCCCTTGTACTACTTCAGGTTATTCGAAATCTGGAAGATAGAATCAAAGGTACAGCTGTCCAACGGCAAGTTTCAGTTCATACCAATAAGCCCGGAGACACAGCCGGGTCTGGATCTGGAACATTAGATATGGGCGCAGTAAATGATAGATTAAAAGAACTCGAACACAAACTTGGAGGTAGTGTAGATGGACTTGCAGAGAGAGATAGCGTGGCATCAGGACATGAAGTGTCTGGCGATGGAGAGAGTGGAAACACTGACGGAAACACTGGCGAACCAGGGGGGTCAGCTGATGCTGATGAGCTCGTGGGAGAAAGAGTCGGCCAGGAAACTGTTGAGGTTAAACGGGGAGATTATAGAGAGGTCTAATAATAACTTATCATACCTAGGGAGGGTGCAATGATTAAGTACAAAACGGTGTCGGGTAATCTGACATATATACACGAATTTGATGAAGCAATGGAAAAAGCTACGGCTAAATTCGAAGAAGAAGGGTCAAAAGTGGCCAATCAGAACTTTACTATGTCTGGTATAATGATTGCTTGTGTATTCGAGTATTTGGATGCTGAACAGATTAAAAAGTTCGAAGAAGATGCTAAGGCGGCAGAAGAAGCCAGAATGGAGCAAGTACACGCTCAGATTAAGGCGGCTCAGGATGCTGCAAATGTTTCTGCCGGTATGGAAGGTGTACCTATTGCACAAATAGATGACACAGTCGTTCCTATGACTAAAAAGGTAACAAAGAAAGCAAGTGGAAAATCAAGAAAAACAGCTACAGATAAAGCTTGAGAAAGTTCGCTTACTTGAGGAAAAGCTCCGCCTAAAAACGGGGCTACCTCACCTTTATGGACTTAAGGACTATCCTTGGCAAAAAGACTACAAGGCCGCTAAGTTTATAAAAAAACGCCTTCTTTGTGCTGCTAATCAGATAGGAAAATCTACTGCTCAGATAATAGATAGAATCGATATAGCCACACGTCCAGAATTATGGCCCAAGTTATGGCCTTCGCAATTTGAAGTAAACGCACACACTAAGCCGTACAGTTGGTACTTATACCCAAATCAAGATACGGTTACAGATGAAATTGAAAACAAGTGGATACCTTACTATTTGCCAACAGGTGAGTTTAAGGATCATCCAATATACGGATGGAAGATTGTTCGTAAAAATAAAGCAATAAAACATATCGAGTTTAACTCTGGATATAGAATATATTTCAAAACATACAATCAAGATGTTCACGATCTGCAGTCCGGTACTGTTTTCGCGATAGATTGCGATGAGGAATTACCGGAACATTTACTTTCAGAATTACAAGCTAGACTTTTCGCTACAGACGGTTATTTTTCTATGGCCTTCACAGCAACACTTGGACAAGATTTTTGGAAAAGAGTTATCGAGGGAGTTAGAGCCGGAGAGGAGCAGCCATGGGCTGATGCTTGGAAAATACAGATATCAATGTTTGATTGTCTTAAATACGCTGATGGAACATTGTCAACATGGACTGTTCCCAGAATTAACCAAGTTATAGCAAATTGTAAGTCGAAGGCCGAAGTAAAGCGTAGAGTTTTCGGTAAATTTATACGAGACGAGGGGTTAAAGTATGAAGCGTTTGACAGAGATAAAAATTACAAACCGTTTCCAAAGACTAAAGATGGAAAGTATTTCAAAGGCGTACCAAAAGGTTGGACTGTTTATTCAGGGGTCGATATTGGCTCCGGTGGTAAAGATGGACATCCTTCTGCATACTCTTTTATTATGGTGTCTCCTGACATGACTAAGTTGCGCTGGTTTAGAGGTCGGCGCTTAGATGGAATAAAGACAACTGCTGGGAAGACTTATCAGTATTATAAGAAATCAAGAAGAAAATTAAATGTTGTTAAGCAAGCATACGATCATGCATGTGCTGACTTTGGTACAATTGCAGGAACCGGAGATACTTGGGAAAAGGCCAAAAAAGACCATACTTTGGGTGAATTTGCCTTAAATACTGCCTTCCAGATGGGTATGCTCATTATATACTATGATCCAGAGGATCCAGATGATGAAGCGATTAAGCTTGTAGATGAACTGGAGTCACTTGGAAATAATACAGACAAGAAGCATGCCAAGGATGACTTTATAGACTCGGCCAGATACACTGTTACACAAATACCTATAGATTGGGATGAGATATTTAACGGAGAACCTCCTGCGCCATCGCCAGAGAGTGCTGAACCAGGAACTAAAGAAAGAGAGAGGCCAAATGACTACTTTAGAGACAGAGAAGAAGAAAGAAGAGAGCAAGAGTCCGTCCAAGAGGAGATCGACGAGTGGGCTGCAATGTACTGAGATGTGCGAATTAATTAAGGCCGCTGGGCTTGCTGGGGTTAAGAATCTGAAATATAGAGATCTTGAAATCAACTTTTCCGACATGGCAGGCTTCGAGGAAGTCGATTTAAGTAAGATAAGTCATTCAAAAGTTGCAAACGATGATAATATATATGATAATGAAGTTGATGAGAAGGATTTAACAGAACATGAAGAGCCAATGAACCTCGAAGACTTTGAGGAACTAGCTTATACGGATCCGGTTGAATATGAACGAATACAAGCTGGCGGTGAAATAAATGCCTAAATTTACTTTATCTAAACTCACTAAGATGCGTCAGGATGGTAAACGTGCAGATGACGTTCTATTTTCTGAGCAAAGAACCAATATACTGCTTAAGATGGGCGACCACTATAAGAAGAAGGCAAATTCTATCTATAGTGAGATGAGAAGTAGGGGATTCGTCTCTAAAAATCAAAAACTTAGACTCACGCAGAACCATATACACAGAATCACAAACATTTACGAAAACGCAATACTTCAGGGCGATCCGTCTGCGGTTGCTGTACCTTATAATGAGGATGAGCTCCAAGATGTTAAAGATGCGCAACTGAGTAACTCTGTATTAGAGTGGGCCAGAAATAGCAACGATTGGGAGTCTAGAAAAGCTAGAAATGTCCATGATTTCGTTAATATAGGCGAAGTTTTCGGTAAAATCAGGTTCGATTACGACCTGGGCCAGACAATCGGTGTCGACAGTGAAGGCAAAGAAGTTAAGGCCGGAGAGTTTGTGGTTGATAGAGTTTTTGGCTTTGATATGAAGCGTGACCCAAACGCCAGAAGTGAAGAAGAGAATCCATGGTGGATCCATGAGCAAATGATGGATATTGACGAGTTTAAGGACTTGATCAAGGAGTTTGCACCAGACCAGACTAAAAACGTATCTACAGCAGGCAAAGGGACTCTTAAGATTTTCGATGCCAACACTGGAGAGTACAGAGAGACTCAAGATCAGACTCTCGTATATGAATTATTCGTTAAACCTAGCCCTAAATTTCCAAAGGGTTGGTACGTAATGTTCTATGAAAACGCGATCATACATCAGGGTAAGCTTCCGTTTGGTATTTATCCAATCGTGGTAGAAGGCTTTGATGAGATGACTACATCGCCAAGATCTGCATCAATTATTAGGGTTTGTAGACCGTATCAGGTCGAAATCAATAGAGCCTCGAGCAAGATGGCCGAACATCAGATTACACTTGGTGACGACAAAGTTTATATCCAAAAGGGTACAAAGCTTAGTAATGGAGGGTATTTACATGGTGTTAGAGCTTTTCAAGTTAGCGGCAAAGAACCAATTATACAAGCAGGTCGTAATGGCGCACAGTATCTGGACTATAAACAGAGCCAGGTTCAAGAAATGTACGAAGCCGCTGATCTGGCGTTTATCTTACAGGAAAAGGAAAATCAGGGAGATCCGTTCCAACTTTTATTCCGCTCCATGAAAGAGAAGAAGCGATTCGTTAAGTATGCAGAGAAGTATGAGCGATTCGAGATTAAAGTAGCAAAAACTATATTACAGATGGCCAGACATTATCTGACTGATCATCATGTTATAAAGATAGCCGGAAGAACAGAAGCTGTTAACGTGTCTGAGTTCAAGAGAACTACCGATGCAGGGTTTAATATCAAAGTTAAGCCTCAATCCGGAGATATCTCGAGCCAGTTTGGTAAGATACTCTCCACAACTCAAACATTACAATATGCTAGTGGCCAATTACAGCCGGATCAGATCGGGAAGTTGATTAAGAACCTTCCATTTGGTAACGAAGAGCAGATATTCTCAACACTTACGGTTGATGATGACAATGCTGTAAACGACATACTTGCACTAGACCGTGGTGAGATGCCTCAAGTTGGGCTGTTCGACAATCACGAGTTTACCATCAAGTCACTTAGCCACAGGATGAAGAAGTCAGATTTTAAGTTTCTGTCTCCCGAGATTCAGTCTAATTATCAAGAAAAGCTAAATCAGCACGAATTAGTGTATACTCAACAGCAGCAAGCTATACAGCAGGCTAATATGGGTATGATACCAATGGGCGGATTCTTAACTACTGTAAATACATCGTGGTTTAATCCTACCAGTAATCGCGTAGAACGTGTTAAGATACCATCAGAAGCGATTAGTTGGTTAATGCAGAAGCTTAATGAGCAAGGCAAGTTCAATGAGGAGTTAGAACAACTTCCGGATCAGGCACAGGCTCAGATAGCTCAAAACGGAATACAGAATAGTCAGCCGCAAGCTGATAATGTAATAGAGATAGGGCCGCAAGCTCGATAGGAGATTAAAATGGTAGATGAAGTAGTAGAAGAGATCGAGACAACAGAAGAGGAAACGGTAGTAGAAGAAACGGTAGCCGAAAACACCGAAGAAGTTACAGAACCGGAGTACAGAAGCATTGAAGACCTTAGAAAGATTGACCCAGACTCTAAAGCCGAAAGCGTAGAGCAAGTCATCGAGGAGCAAGTAGCAGTAGTAGAAGAGCAGCCGGAAGTTGCAGAATATACTCCAGACTATAGCTATAAGGTTAAAGATGAAGTTTTAGAGTTTGATGAAGCGTTAAGAGGATCCGTGACCAGCAAAGAATCGGAAGACCTTTTAAGAGATCTTTACACAAAGTCAATGGGGCTTGACGGCTACAAGACTAAGAACTCTGAACTTGAAACGGAGCTAGGGGAACTTAAACCCCAATTAGGTCAGTTGGTTGATGGGTACAAAAACATCAAGCACTTGCGTGACAGCAAGGACTACCATAGACTTATGAAGACTCTAGACTGGCCAGAAGAAGACCTAATCGACTTTGCTGAAAAGCTATTAGAAGAGCAGGAACTTCCGGAAAGCCAGAGAGCGGAGGCCAAGGCCAATCGTGAGCTTAATGACAAAGTACAGTTATTAGAAAGCAAGATCGATGGTTACAACGCTCAGTCAACAGAAAGAAGCTTGAGTGATGAGCAAAATGAGCTGCAAGGCATCATGTCTCATGAAACTTATGCTCCTGGAATTGGCAAACTTAAAGAAGTCGGAGTTGACTTCCAAGAAGATGTTGTTGCAATGGGTACGAAGATGTTTAACGAATCAGGTAGAAAGGTATATCCATCTATCGGTGATGTTGTAGCAAAAACGTATGAGTTGCGTAAGCCTCTTATTGAAAGACTGTCCACTTCAACTGAAGTAAACGAAACACAAACCGAGGAAACTGTGACGACACAGAAAGTAGTAGAAAGGCAACCAACATTGCCCAAAGTTACTGGAACTAATAACAATGCTTTAGAAGAGGTAATGACTCTCGATAAGCTGCGTGAAATGTCAGACCAGATTTCCACATAACTAATTAGGAGTAGGAAATGACTTTCCCAACTACTGGTTTCACGACTACCAATCTCGACTTCGATACGATGATTAAGAGGTATATGCCTTATAATCTACTTTTCGAAGAAGTAATGAAGCGTGACTATTTTCTAGGCAAGGTCGCTAAAGACCAAAATTGGAAGGGTGGCGAAATGCAAATTCCTTTCATGGGCGCTCATGCCTCATCTATCTCATACGGTGAATTAACCGCAGAGGCAGAGATTAACGAAGACAAGCCGGTTCTTGGAACTGTGTCTGGGTATAAGGAAATTTGGGGATCTATGGTCTTCAATGATCACGACCTCCAGAGACATACAAGTCTTGAGCAGTCGTTCTTGAAGATCTTACCAGATCGTCTTGAGTCTTTTATCGAAAGAATGAAAGAGGCTGTATCTATTAACTTGCTTAATGGTACTCACACCGCATCTTTAGATGTTGCCGCAGCTGGTGTAAACCTTGCTGGTGGTATTGTTGGTGTAGACAGACCTGCTCGTTTATCTATCAACCAATTTTTCGAAGTTGGTACAGTAGGTACGAATAAGGCTGCTGGTCTACCTGATGGTGGTGCTTATGTCGGACAGATCGATATTGGTAATAAGCTTGTTACACTTTATAGTGACAAGGCCCTTACTGCTGTTGTTGATTTATCTGGTGGTGGTATCAATGTTGTTGCAGGAGACAAGGTATTTGTAAGAGGAGCAACGATTGCTGGTAGAGGGTTTACTGCTCTACGTGATCAGTTACTTTCTGCTGCAAATGGTGGTTCTACAACACTTTTCGGTATTAACAAACTATTGTATCCACATCTTCAAGCTGTAAATGTTGACGGATCGGGCATCACTGCTTCGAATATCCTTAACGTGCTTTTTGATGCATACAATACAACTCGTGAACTTGGTAAAGGTTCTCCTACTGACTTAATTATGTCATTCAAGAACTTAGGTTCTGCGATGAGAGAACTTGAGCTTGGTGGATCTAATGCTGGTGGCGATAAGACTTTTGGTAAAGGTAACTTTAGTGTTACTGATACTAGAATCTCTGCCTTCGGTTGGACTGAGATCGACGTTGTAGGTGTTAAAGGTAGATTGACTATTGTTGGTGTCCAAGAGATGGATGACGACATAATCTACATGATGGATTGGAGAGGGGCTAAGCTTCACTCTAATGGGTTCTTCGAAAGACGAACTGCACCAGATGGGAAGCAATTCTACGAAACAAGATCTACTTCAGGATATAAGTATATCCTCGATACTAGATTCTTTGGTGAGTTAGTTGTTACCAAGCCGTCTCACTGCGGTATTATCTACGGTATTTCATACTAAGATTAAAAATAGGGGAGGGCTTCGGCTCTCCTCTTCTTTTGGACAATTATGGCCTTTGACCCAAGACAACATGACATTGAAGAATGGTTACGGTTGGAGGACAGCAATCTTCTCCAGAAAGTCTGTAATATTCTAGATGTCGACGGATACCTTGTTGGCCAATATAAAACTAGAGTATATATAGTCCCAGTTGGTAATCAGATACCAAACAATACTTACCAGTTATCAGTAACAGCACCATCATTATTTAGATCATTCAACTATGACGACGAAGGTAATGCAATAGCATCTCTTCCTGAGATTAGGGAATGGACTCAAGCATGCGAAGACCTGGCCCAAGGTGCAGACCCTGGCGATAATCCGATAGTTGGAGTTCCAGCAGGATTAAAGGTTGCAAACGCAACATATGATTACGGCCTAGCATCATCCGTTCCTGCTGGAGCAAGTGTAGTGGTAGTATCAAAACAACTTTTACCTGGAGAGGCGATTTACTTACGACATGTGCCAATTAGTGGCGATAATCGAGCAAGATTTAGAGTCGACGTAAATGGATCACCTAAGCAGGGAAAAAGACTATGGTGGATGGCTTTCAATGATGACTTCTGGTTTAATACTGCTAACGGTGGTATTCTGTACAAGGATGAAGAACTTATAAGGATAGTTGTTACAAACTTAGGCGTTGATGTTGCGGATTTCGAATCATCAATAGGTTACGTTATTAAATAGGAGAAGGCATGAGCCTTAAAACTAAAGAGACAGAGCTTAATATTATGAAGGCGAAAACTCACATTGCTGAGTTGGAGTTTAAAATACTGAAGTGTCATGAAGACATAGCACGTATCGAAGACCATATAGATAAACAAAATCAACATATTGGCAAGCTTGAAAAAGAGCTTGAAACAGGAGAATAGCCATGTCAGACATCGATTCACAACTACCGGTACGAAGTGTACAAGACGTAGACGAAAGAGTATTAGTAAAACACCAAGATGGTGACGATCCGGGTGGAGTTGGTAAAACTCAAGAGATCAGCGAGAAGAAGGCGCATGTTCGTAACTTCTCTAAAGATTCCGACGGTACAGATCAAGAAGTGTTATTGTCTCAAGAGGGCCATACACAATCTAACGGTGATTATGATGCTGTAAACAACAAGCGTCCATCATCTCAAGGGCTTATCGTATCTGATAGAGATGCAGCTCCTTCTGAAACGACTATGAATCTTAGGCCTACAGCAGTTGTAGGAGAGGATGATACAGTTTCTCAAGACGTAGCAATGAGACACTCTAATGGTGATCATATCGACGAAGAGAACCCGTTACCAACATATCAAGCAGAATCCCCAGGGGATGAGATCGATAACTACAAAGTAGATCCTGCTATAGCAAAGGGTGCTTTCTCTAATCACGACTACACTGTTACTGTGGCTAAAGACCTTAAGTCTATAGGTGTAGAGTGCTCAGCTTCAGGTTATGCCAAGTTTGAGCTACAAATAGAAACAGGGGTTGCTACTGGTATATTTAATGCTGTTGCTACTAATTTTAACAGCACAGCTAAGCCTGACTGTGATCTTAATTACAAGCTTAAAGTTGCTGCTGGGATTATCGTGAGAGTTGTTAAAACCAACCTAGATAACCAGACTCAGGATCTTTATACTCAGATACAGGGAATTGAAATCTAATGGGTGATATAGACCAATCTCAAAGAAGCGCTCCAACCACTATTACAGGTGGTGACGAGCAATTCGAGGTAGACGTATTTGAAATAGGCGGAAAGAAGCGAATGGCTGTGGATTCTAACATATCCTCAATCAACGTCCCGTTAGGTAAAGACCCTTTGCCAGATACCTATTTTACGATTCCGACAGCAGGAGCTATTGGCGATACGATAAGGATGCAGATAGCTGCAACAAGTATCGATAGTACGTCTCCAGATAGAGATTTACCTGCTGTAGATTTTACATACACACTAGTCGCATCAGACGTTGGTGATGAGCAACAGTTAGCTGAGCATTTTGCAGACGCTTTTAATGCCGATGCTCAATCAGCAGCCTCGTTCCTTGAGGCTGAGTTTGTTAACGATTTAAGAGCTGTTGTACACGTTACATCAACTCTTTTTTCAATGCCCGGAGAAGCTGTTGAGAGGCCTGTGGTTGGAGATTTTGCAGTCACAACAACAGGCACAACTACAGTAGCTTTCTATTCTACCGATTACAATAAGCTAGTATCTAGACCCAAAGAAGTATCGCTTGCAAGAGATCCGAACAACCCACATAGACTAGGTGTTCAAAATGTTTCTGGTACAGTTAGGCTCAGGGCTCAGGAGGTTGAACAGGTTCTTAAAGAGTATCTAAAGACTGCTGGATTTGTAGATCGTATGGATCTCAATGGTACTGGTGGCGTTTCTTTTAAGATAGAGTCTAATCCGTCTGGTGGGGCTGATAAATTAATAGAGTCTCTGAAGTTTATAATAACAGACGGTAATATAAAAGTTGCCGCCAATAGGTTTTTAGGAATGAACTCTCCGCTTGCAAATGGCATACTTGTAACATTTGTAAAAGATGGTGTTGTTACATACAGTGAGCCACTGATTAAAGATACAAACGAGATGTTGGGCCAATGGGCAAGTACGACATCAGACAATCAGATCATCAGTCAGGCTGGTGGTGATTATTTGGAGTCTAATTTTAATCTTGTCTCTAATAATCTCCAGTTTTTATTAGAGGCTGGTAAGAATGATTATGTCGAGTGCCTGATACAGGATGATTTAAGTTCGGTAGATGCAATGAAGATGCTTGCTAGCGGATTCTTGGAGGATTAATGTGGTTACCAAGCAAAGATAAAGACGGTCAGTTCAAGCTTAAAACCGAAGCGTTTGCGGCTAAAACCGTTATAATGGGCGGTGAAGAACTGTCTCTATATAAGCGAATAAGAGGCAACAAGTATGAAGGTGTTGCTGCCGGTGGGGTTGTTACAAACCTAGACTTTATTGTTCCATATCCAGTTGCAAAAATAGAGGCCATTGAGATAATCAACGGAGCTCTTGGCGACTGCCTTACATTTGAAGTGCTATTGGCAGCCAACGACATGGTTCTAAACACTTTTGGCGAAGACGTGTTTCTTGATAAATCAGGGTATTATGAGCAAAGAAGCCAGTATGACGCAGATGTTACAGATGCTCTTAAATTTAGAATTAAGTATACAAACAACGACGTTGAGAAAGATATATACATAAACTATGTGCTGAATGAGGTTAAGTAGTGATAGTACGAGTTCACAGATGTAGAGCAAAAGGATTCAAGCCAGCAGCTTGGGCCATAATGCTGTTTCAGAAGATGAACCCATTTAAGAGCTCGTCATACAATCATTTCGCCATCTCATATACAGGTCAAACAGGAACTATCAAATACGCCGATGCTACCCTTAAGAACGGTGTAGTTTATGGTCAAACCGACTATGATTTCAATAAGAAATATAATATAGTAAATACAAAGAGATTAGACATTAAAGCAGAAGACGTATTTTTTAAGGCATGGCTAGAGGCTAACGGTGGCAAAAAGTATGATGTTTGGAGTATTGTCGGATTAACATTCAAGGCACTTCATATATTCAAACGTAACCCACTTGGCTCAGACTTCAGAAGAATGATATGTAATGAGCTTGTATTATCAATGATATCAAGGTTTTGTGGCGTTAAGCTTGGAGACTCTGATGATTATGATCTGCTTATGACAGCAGACTTAGTGGAGTCGCTATGAAAGGATTACGTAAAGACATTGCAGCCGGAATACTGACGGTAATGACAGTTGGCCTTATTTCTAATGCTCTTGCAGTATGGAAAGACCAGGCAGTTATTCAGAACAGGATTAAAGAGGTTGAAAAGAAGCAAGAAAAGCAGGATAATATCAATAAGCAAATGGTGCAGCAGATGAACAACCTTCACTGGTATCTCATCGAATCTAAAGGAATCAAGGTTCCGCCCAAAGGGAAGTAATAATGGCAATTGAAGACGTTAAGACGATTGATGTTCTAAGATCTCTAATGGCTGAAGGCTTTAAGTCTGCCAACGTAAGAGATGCTGCAGGAAGACCGGAAACTCTTTACGAGGCTCCAATTGAGTCTGAAATCGGTGATCCATGCATCAGAACCAGATATAAGTATCTAGACGGAGCACTTGGATCAAGTAGAAAAACAATAGCATGGGAAGAAGAAGTTGTAGCATGGCCAGGATACGAAGTTGTCCAAGTTGGTGCTGGTAACGATTTCGACTCATTGGCATAGGTGAATAATGAGCTTACATGATCATAGTCGATTTAAAGTAGTATCAGAAACCCAACATCTTTACGAGCATGGACTCGATGAGTTTGCGTATGCGCATCCTTCATTACCCGGAAACGGAAGTGTTGAAGATGCTCTGAATTACATATTTAACGTATTATATCCAAGAGTTCTGCCAGAGGTGGCCACTCCTGCTGATTTACCAACCGGAGTAGATACTCCAAATGTTGGCGACTTACCACCAGCTGAAGGCGACCAGAGACTTGTTGTTGATGATGGTGACGGTAATTATGCTATGTACATATTTGCTAAATGGGACGGTGATGTATCGGCTGTTTGGCACAAGATTGCAGATATTGACTTCGGTGTAAATGGCATCGTACAGGGCTTATTAGACCAAACTCAATATCTATACTTTCTTAAATACGGATCAACAGATTACGATCCAGTAACAGAGCTCGCTTTAACGGGTGATAATGCTGGTCAACACATCTACGGGGGTGAAGATGCTGCCCAAAATCTTATACTGCATGCTAATAATGGCGATGATCCTGGCCTACATACTGGCCATGTATTTATCGATGATGACTTTGCACCACTTACCGACTTAGACTTC